TATAATGCCAATTTAATCCATATTTTTTGTTAAAAACATCATACATTTCTTTTCCGGCACTTGTATAAAAAAGATCTCTATTAGAAAACATATTATCTAATCCCATATCATATGTGCTTGAAGTATTATGCATTATTTCTAAATTATGATTAATTCCAACCAACAATCCCTGCTTTCTTACAAGATATGAACTTTCATAATCTAATCCCCAACCTAAATTCAAATCTTTATTAAAGACATTTCCAATAGCATTCATTGCTTTTTTAGAAAACATAGGACACACAAAATCATAATCACAAACAATTTTAACACCAGTTTTATTTTTATCTTTTTTAACATCATAGCAAACATTTACAGCATGAGATAATGCTGGATGTAATATTCCTAAATTGTCAATTTTGTTAAATTTTTCAACCATATCTTCTATTGGATCATTGGTTGTATTAAAAAAACAATCATTTGTAAAGAACCAGATATAATCATAATCATTATGTTCTTGATTGATTATATCAATGATATGATTAAACCCACAGGTCATTCTACAATTGGTTTCTATCCGATGGGTAGTATATTTTGAAATTTGATTTGGTTCCGAACCATTATCAAAAACTATAATGTTTTTATTTGTTTTATTTGCAATTGTGTGTAAATTTTCAACGAGCCTATTTGTTAGTTTTTCGTTGTTGTAATTTAATATGCCTATTACAGTTTTCATAATAAAAAATTTCTCAGAGAGTTATTATTATCTATTCATATTTGAAAACAATTTCTTCAATTAGTTCGGTCTTTTCGTTTTCTTTTTTATAATGTATTTCACTATCGCCCCAATAATTGGCTAAACTAATTTGAAGATAATTTGGGCACAGAAATGTATCTAATCTTTCTGCCACACATCTTGTAATAAAGTTATCTACTGGATTCAGCATTTTGTTTTCTTCATAATATTCCAGTAATTTTTTAGCACCACTCTTTGACAAAATATAACCAGTAGTTCCTTCGGTGGTTTCCCAATCATATATTCCTTTACTCACACCAAAACGAGTGAGTTTGATATTTACTTTGTCTGTAATATATTCAAATGCTCTTTTGCCATTCATATAATGTGGAGAAACACGTTGACACAAAATCATATCAAATTCTGGTTTAGGTTCAGCCAAAAAACGCCCAATAGCACTGTTATCAAAAAGAAGATCTGCATCATCTTCTAATATTAAATAAGAATCAACATCAGATTCGTACAATTCTTTCCAAAGCATATAGTGACTTATAAAGCAACCAACTTCTCCTATCTTTATAAGTTTTCTTCCCACAAAAGAATCAAACAATTTTGAAGTCATATTAATTTCAAATTTTTGTCCATTAAAAGAAAACACACTACCATCTCTGGTGATATTAGTTTTATCGGCCGCATCAAAAAAAGAAAAAGAAAGATTTCTTTCCTTCATGTGCTCATTCATGAATATTCTTCTTTTGGAGTTTTGTCTGCTTATTACTTTTATTTGTATACTTTTAACCATTGTTTATCATTTCAAATAAAACATCATCTGCCATTTTTATATTTTTCACTCTCTGAAAATTGTCTTCTACTGCATCTAACTTAGACATATAAAGATCTTGATTGAGACTATTAATGTCAAATTTTTCATCTAATAGAATAATACCATCCATATTAAATGTTTCTCCTACCGTTGGACTTCCATAATATACAGGAATAGTTCCAGTAGCAAAGCAGTCTGTTAATTTTTCGGTGTAATAATTGTCATAAAAATCGTTCTCAACAACTATATGAAACATATAGTCTTTTAATCCTTGTATTTTACTTTTCCACGGAACTCTGGATGATTGGTCTAAACCAAGTTTTGGGGAACCACAAGCACCACCAAACAAGTCAATGTGTGATTTAAATCTTTCTGCATATTGATGTCTAATTTGGTGACCTTTGGTGAATGTTTTTTGTGATGCAATCATACTGATAAGTTTACTCTTATCATAAATTGCATATTGTGATTCTGAAATCCAAGGAAGATTGCTGCCCGCAGGGCAATATTGAAACACATTTGAAATCTGCGGCAACGATTTATCGGATACAAATATCTTAGAAAATCTTAGTTTTAATTTATCGTAATTCCAAAGCAAAAACTTAGATAACTCTGGTACGATGGAACGAGATTCACAAACCCATCCATATAAAGTTCCAATATCTGGAGGAAGATTTTCATATTGAGTGATTGTATTGTCGATCAAAATTAATTGATCAATCTTTTCCCCATACTTGGGGTAAGTCCATCTAAAGTTTTTTGGAATTCTATCAGAGCAAGATGATGCTGTAACTTCAAAAGGAAACCCATAACCAATAAGTGTATTCAAACTTTTGCCTCCATGAATGAATTACCCGGTGATTGCCATTCAATCAGATTATCTGTATATCCCATTTTCTTCAAGGCTTCTTTCTTTGATGGAGCATCGGATAGTCCCATCATAAAAACCGTATTTTCATTTTGATGACCAGGCCAAACACAATAATCTCCATTTAGAATTGCAATTTTCTTTTCCTTCACATAATTCATGAGACATCCAATAAATGTCTCATGATCAAAAACACCAGCCCCAGTAGAACGAACCAAGTCGCATTGCTTTATCCAATCTTGGACAAACATCAATGTGTCTGAATTATAATTAAACCACAGAGGAGATGCTTTAACCTGTCTTAACTCTTTTGGATCGGTAGACGCAACTCCAACATTAATACCCAAAGAAGAAAATCCATCAAATACATCTGGTGATTTGCATATAAATGTGTCGATATCTAACCATAGAACTGGTTTTTGATGCTCTATAAGTTTAGAATAAATGAATTTTGGTTTTAGAAGACAGTTCTTTTGATAAGAACCGTGTGATTCTATCTCTGCTACAGAAAAAGGAATGCTGAACTTTCGACATTCTTCTGCAAATCTTTTTCCATGATCTGAATAATAGGTTTTTCCATCTACATCACAAAAATAACTAATCACAAGAGTTTGCATAATAAATTTACTTTCCTATATGATATTTAGGTATCAGTTCCCATTCTTTTTTTTCCTTGAAAGGAATGATTTTTAGTTGTGCAATACTTAATTGATCGTTCTTGTACTTGCTGTTCAGAGGAACAACCAACCCCCATTCCTCCAATAGTTTAACTATTGTGTTTCTTCTTGCAAGATCATTTTCACTAGTATCTGTCTCAAGACCATCTAAAGCCAATAGTTCCTTGAAATGAAGAATTGCGTATCTACCTCTTTTGTGAAGTATATGACAACTCTGATACAGTTTTTTTTCTTTCTTTGAGGAAACGCCGATTCTTGTCAGTGTTTCTTTCACCTTGAGGAAGTCATCTTCATGATTTAGTTTTACTTCCACACCATAACCTTCAAAAATATCTTCCGTGTGTTTCATTTTAAAGCCATTTCTACTATAATATTATATGCCTTTCATGGTCGGCACAGATATGTAGAATTTGGCTACTTTTGACAACCACCCCTATAAGTCTGCTCCTTCAGTTTGTCTATGTCCTGTTTAGTCAAAAGTGGTATAACTTCTTTTGCTCTCTTATAGGAATAACCATAAACCTCCTTGAGCATATCCATCAGTTCAACCATTCCATGTTCGTCTTTGAGCCATTTACTGTAACGCTTTCGTTGACGAACGGAAAGACGCAAATAATCAAAGTGCATCTTCTTTGCAATTCCCGGAATTGCATTCATCTGATTACATTGCATGATTGTGTCTGGGAAATAAGATAACGAATGATTGACGATGTAAGGAACATATTCCTTTTCGCTTGGATTATTCTCTCCATCTAAAATGGCTTCTTTAGAGTAATTAATAGCAGTCAGAAAGTCGCCTAATTTCATTTGAATTCGCATCCCATCATAAGTTCTACCACACAGGCAACTAGATTGATTTCTTGATCTGCAACAAAGGCAGACTTATATTGATATTCTGCTAAGGTAAGAATAGCAGTTGGGATCGATGCACTCTTTAAATGCTCGTATAACCCATCGTAGAGTTTCCTAAAGATATGCTGAGGATCATTGTCCATGTTAGAAACAACCCATACTCTGGCTGCACTAAAGTCTTTGCCTTTCATATGATCCATTAGTTCTTTTATCTTAATATCCCCGACTTCACTCAGAATACCAACATCGATTGTTCCTGCTGAGGAATACCGTTGTAGTTCATTTAAAGTGCGTCTAAAGTCCGGGAAATGCTTTATAATGAGTTGACTTAGAACCTTCTTGTCATAACTAATCTTCTCTTCTTTGAGAATGTATTCACAACGAGCCAAGAAGTCTTTTGCCAGTTGTGGCTTCTCCTTTATAGGAATAGAAAAGTCAATACAGGTGCAGCGGGAATGAATTGGCTCAATGATGCGATTCTTGTAGTTGCAAGTCAGAATAAATCTGCAATTCTTAGCAAACTCTTCAATCGCGCCACGCAAAGCCGGTTGAATTGACTGTGCGTTTGAGTAATCAAACTCATCCAGAATAACCACCTTCTTGGTATCAGACAACGAAATGGTTGATGCAAATTGCCTAATTTTGGTTCGTAGGGTGTCGATATTACCATCCTCGGAGCAATTGATTATGATCCAATCGGCTCCTAGTTGATTACACAAAGCCCTAGCAACGCTTGTCTTACCAGTTCCTGCTTTACCAGATAATAGAAGATTTGGACATTCTCCGCCTTCTACGATATCATTAAAGGTCTTCTTCAAAGAAGCCGGTAAAATACATTCATCGATTGTCTTTGGACGATACTTTTCTACAAATAGATTAATAGTGCTCATAGTTTACTCCAAGAAAAAGGACGATTGGAAAACCAATCGTCCCTTTGAGACTCACAGTTTTCTTATCAGTTATGGTAACTACTTGTTGATTCAAGTGCAACCCAATACTTCAAAGAAATATCCTTATGAGTAAATTGACTAATTGTTGACTTGGCAATTTTTACAGCATAATCACCTGGCAAGAACTTGAGATTTTCGATTCGGAAATCAAATTCAAATTCTCCCTTTGGGGCCTTCCCCAATTCCACACTAAACTTATTGCAAGTCGGATCATTCTTGTCACAAACAACACCAATCAACTTTGAACCATCACTGGTGATGGAAAGATGAGGTAGTTGAAGTACCGAAGAAGCCCTTACAATTTCGTCAAAAATTGTTTCAGTCAAATCAAAATCCACAACAGCATCTGGCATGTTGATTGACTTGGTTGGAACCGTCAGCAATTTTGGCTCAGAGTAGTAATAAGTAACACTTGAACCATTGTTACCTGAAATAACAACATGCTTTTCATTGAACTCAAACTCTGGATCTTTGAACAATGAAACTGTTCCCAAGAACTTATTCATGTCCCAAATACCAAACTCTGTGTCAAATGTTTCGCTCAGAGTTGCTTCTGCCATCACGTTTTTTGCCGGAGCAACTGTGCTAATCTTGTTGCCTGGCTTTACCAGAAGATTAGAATTAATAGAAGTAAAGTTCTTTAGAATTGTTAGAGATTGTTTAGAAATTTTAGTCATAGATTTAGTTGAAGTCATTAGTTTTCCTCATCTTGCATTCTATCGATGATATCATCAAAGTCAACATTTCCGTGCTTAATATCATCCAATAAACGGCGCGCATCATGTCTTGTTCCTCGGTTTTTCTTTACGCGAGTCTTTTTAACTGTACGCTTGAAATCACGATTGTCTGGTTCTTTTCCTTTATAGTAATCTGACATTTAAAAATCCTCTAGGTTTGTAATTAGATTCTTTAGTTTTTTCTCAATCATATAATTCATAACTTTTGACTTTGAGCCAGTAACTGGTTTCTCAAATTCATCAATGATGCTTTGCTCCAACTCCATAGGAATAGAAGATAGATCAATGATAGACTTGTTGCGTTCATAGAATGGAAGTTCCGTAATGCGGTTATTTACGATGTCATCCATAACTTTGGTCATAACCTTGGTTGTTAGTCTCTTCTGCTGTTTGTCTTCCGTGACAAAGGTATCATCATCAGACAGAATGTTTGGCACACCATCTGAAGCATCGCCTCTTACGATATGTTCCAGAAGAAACATTTTTGGATTTTCTGTCTTAATGTAAGACTTCTTCAATGGACTATATTGGTATACGTTTTCGAATACACCAAGTTGCATGAAGTCTTTATCGTTAGAAAGAATCAGAATTTTTTCTGTCTTATGGAAATGCTTACACAAAACAAAGATGATGTCATCGGCTTCGGTTGTTTGAACCGTAATGTTTTTGTAAGGAAACACTTCCTTAATCTCAGAACGAATTGAATGTAAACTGTTGTAAATGGCATCCCAATCTACATCAGATGACTTTTGGTTATTCTTTCTGTTCTGCTTGTATTGTGGAAAAATTTTCTTTCTCCAACAATTACTAGAATCATTACAAATTACTAGTTGTCCGTATTCTCCTCTAAATTCTGAATTATACTTTCTATAAGTATTCAGAACCATGTGGCGAATATAATCTTCGTTTAGTTCAGGATAGTCTTTCATTGATTGAAAGATGCTAGCCAAAATTATTTGATTGTTATCTAAGAGTATAATGTTGCACCTCTGTTTATCAGTATAAACAAAGAAATATAAAAGTCAATAACCATTTACCCATTGCTCAGTATCGCCGTCTGGCAAATACTTGTAAATTCTTCCATTGGTTGTATTGAACCATTCATCGCCCACATTTGGAGTGAGTGGAGTTTCTGCTCCCCAATAAAACTGAATAGTAGAAGAACCACTAGTAAGCATTTGCCAACCACTTGAATCTCCATGAGCCGGAGATTGATCCTTTATTGGTTTAGTGGCAACATATGTTTGCCCAGAGTAAAAAACAACATCACCCAGCGAGTATTGAATTAGAACACCATCTGGCGTATGTGATTTATAATTTCCCTTGAAATTTAATTTATCGATATTCATTTGATTGATCGAAGCAAAAGAGTGTTCGCATTAATTCGACCATTTGGCTCTGCTTCTTTTGTGTTTATAGATTTCCAATGATTATTTATTGCACGAATACCATCTTTTTTCATGCACTTAATAAATTCTGCTGCCTTCTTGATCTTCTTTTCTTTTGAAGTGGTTTTGTCAAACCCGATTAGTGTTGTCCCCTTTACAGTAATTCCACTTCCAGATGTATCAGCGTAATAAATTGCTCCCTTTTCTGTCTTTGTATTGAAAACAATAAGGGTAGAAGACCCAACAATACTTTCTGGCAAAATAGACTCTGCTCCGGTCTTTGTATCTTTGATCAAATACTTCAATTTCTTGACAACTTGATCTGGCTTCTTTTTCTTTTTCTTTCTTGGTTTTCTGTTGCTATTGATAATACCAATATGAAGTCTTAAATAATCACAAAGCATTTTGTGGAAATCATAAAGTTTTCTTAATTGGGCTTTAGTGATATAACTATACGCCTCTCTTAATTCTTTATTTTCTCCCAAAAGAGCCATGTTTAATTCCTGAACTCTTGGTTCAAAACTCTCTAACATGAAATGACAATGCATACCACTTGGCTCCGCTGACCTTAACCACTCTTCCATTTCAAACTTTTTATAGTTTGATTTATTGCCAATGATGTATTGCAAATAATCATCAATTTGTTCTTCCAGTTCGGAAGCCAATACACAAGATTGTGCTTTCACTCTATCTCTAACTGAAATTGTTTCTTCTTGTGGTTCAGACAAAGAAACTTTCTTGCCCATTTCAATTAGTTGCAAAATAGTATCATCGACATTTTTCTGGAACATTGGTGGCAAAATACATCCTTTTGTAGATGCTTTACACTTACCTCCAATTGAACGGAATGCAAAAACATCTGTTCCAAGTTTTTTCATGTATTGCCAATCTTGGATTTTATTCTTTTCTGCATATTCCAATACAGCATTTCGATAATCTCTTTCCGTATATCGAATGTTGTACCAGTTAGCAGACATGGCAATTGACCATGCT